CTATGTTTGACAACATAGGTTTATATGATGCCTACTTTTTAATTGATTATAAAAACTGTCAATTAAATAAGTTTGGTGTTGAGCATCTTGCACAAGAAGAAGCTATTAAGCGAGGTCTTGAGGAATGACTAGATCAAAAACTGCCACACTCTTTGAGCTTGATTGCATACTGCATAGAGCTACTAAACTTACCGATAGAAACTTTACTATCTTTCCGCCCTCTGATGAAGAAGGCAACCTATTAGTAGATGAAACTATCGAGTACTACAAAAAAGAAATCATTAAAACTATTAACCAAATCAAAACAGAGGAACCACAATGAAAGAAGAAAGAAAATTTATTGACATTCCAAGTGATGAATACATGAAAAAAATCACTAAGTACCAATATGAATGTCCTTTTGATCGAACACTTTCATGCCAGAGTGTAATTAGAAAAGACCCATCTGATGGTCACTCTTATTTCATTGCATCAATAAAAATGAAAGTACCAATTAACAAAAGAGATTGGAGTACGGAGGAACCACAATGACACTTACAAAAGCTTTTATCTCAAGAGATAAACTTATGAAGTATATCCATGAAGATAGAGATTTGTTAATGGGTTTACAAGATGACCTATCTGAAATGTTATCCGCAACTGGTAAATTTTCTATCACTCTTGATGAGATATTACAGAATCATTTGCCTTGTATTCCTACATCTTTATTTGAGAATGAAGATGATATTAAGGAGACATACTCAAATAGGATTGATGATGATGACAACTTGTTTATCTTTGACAGAGATAAAACACCGAACCAAATTACTTTCAATGTGGAGTGGTTAGACTAATGACACTTACTTACGAACAGAAAGTTTATCAATGGGCTTCTAGTCATTATTTAGCGGAAGAAGTTCCTAGTAGTTTTTTTAATCTTTCAGATCAAGAACAACTAACTTATTTACAAGATAATGCTTGGCAACCTTTTGAAGATTATCAGCCACAAGATATACATCAATACATTTGGTCACTAGCCAATGATGTAATTATGAAAAGAGTACCAGAGGAGGAGCAATGAACTTTATGGAAGAAGTTAACGAAGAAACTCAGGCCATGCTGAAACAAATCAGCATACGCAAAGCTGAGAAGAAAGCTAACGCAAACAAGCGTATAGCTGAACTAAAAAAACTAATTAAATTTTGGGAACAAGATTTATGAAGTGTACTAAATGCGGTAGCCTAGACAATCAAGTAAACAATACTCGAACTAGGCTATCCACTAGAGGTCACAACATAGACACAAAAGAAAGTTCGATTCCTTTTATTTGGAGGAGTCGGACTTGTCTTGTTTGTGGGAATAAATATTCTACCTATGAAATCCGTACTCAAGACTACGGAATGGAGGGCTTCAAACAAATGATTGAAGACCTGACCAACAACTAATAAACTTACCTTTGAGCCACCATGAAAACTAAAATGCCTACACTTTCTGAAGCAACTAGAGTTGTATATAAAAGAAGAAAGAACGGAACTAAATCTGCTACTAATTTCTTGATAGGAATGAAGCACAACATCAAAGCACTTGGCGACCTACCAGTAAATAAAATTACTAGACCTATGGTTAACAAGATGATGGATATTCTTAAGCAAGAACATAAGAATAGTAATGCTGTAGTCAATCAGAAGATGGGCTACTTGAGAGTCGTACTTCAAGAGATGGAGGAAGACGGATACATTGAGATGATTAAGTTCCCAAAACCTAGACCAACAAAGAATACTAAAGTCCACTATTTAACTAAAGATATGGAGGAGGAGTTACTTAATTATCTTAGAAATAGAAGTTGCCCTGAGATTTTACCTTATTTTAATAGGATTCCAGAAAGAATTTTTGTTGAAGCTTTAAACATTATTAAATGTCTCATTGATCTTGGTTGCAGAGTAAATGAACTTCTTAATCTAGAAAAAAGATTTGTTGATTATGACAACAATCAAATTAACTTCAACGATAGAAAGAACGATCAAGCTGTAGCTGTACCCATGACAGATAGAGTAAGAGCTACATTGAAACCTTATTATGAAAGCTGTAAAGATACTGAAAAATTATTTAGTCTTAATTACACAAAGCTAAATACAATATGGCAGATAGCTAGGAATGATTTAGGTTACAGCAAAGACAAGTTTTATACTATCCACCTATGCCGACATACCTGTGCATCTAGGCTAGTACAAAGAGGAGTACCGATACTACTGGTCAAGGATTGGCTAGGGCATGAGGACATAGAGAACACCATGATCTATGCACACTTACAACCCAAAGCACTACATAGTTATGTGGAGGTGTTGAACCAATGAAGATTGATCTTACTAAAAAACAATGTAGCGATTTAGAGTGGTCAATATTAATTGCTCTTGCTACAGTTCAACAACAATATAAAAAAGAAGAAAAAGAAATAGATACACCACTTACAAAAAAACTTTGGAAACTACACGATTACATAAAAAAAACAAGAGAGGAAAATGGTTGAGCCTAGCAAGAAACAACTAGAGCTAGAGCAAAGTATCTCTAGTATCTCAGCCTATAACAAGATCAGTAAACAAAACAAAAACATAGAGAAAGGCAGGGAGTCCGAGAACTATTATGCTCGCAACATCATAGAGTCAGGACTACAGAAGTTAAGCAAAGCAATACAAGAACATATAGATGAAAGTCTAAGCGGTAAGGTAGGAGTCAAAGCTGTTTCTGGTTTGTTTCTTTCTCAGTTCCCAGACGTAGATGTAGTTTCATTTATTGCCTTCAAAGTATTACTGGATAATGCTTCGCAGCTAAAGACAACTGTATCTACTGCACTAAAGATAGGGCAGATGCTAGAAGACGAACTTAGGTTTACTAAGTTTGAAGAGCTAGACCCTAAACATTTTAAGAACATAAAGAAACATACTAGAGATACCAAGAACGAAGGCTACAAAAGAAACCTTATGGTCTATCACATGAACAGTAAAGGGCATGAGTTTAAGACTTGGACAAGGGGTAATAAACTTAAGGTTGGGCTTAAGTTGATTGAGTTGATAATGATAAAAATTAATATGGTCAACATGATAAACAAGAAGGTAGGTAAGACATCAACAAGTTATGTTGTCTTTACTGATAGGTTTATGAAGTATATAAGGCAGGGTAGATCAAATAGGATTGCTGCCTTTCCTATCTACCTACCTTGTCTTGATGTACCTAGACCTTGGAAGTCTATAGATGATGGCGGTTACTTTACAGACAGATTAAAAACAAAAGCAATCAAGAGTTCTAATCAAGACTACCTAAACACACTACGAGGAGAAGACTTAACAACAAGTCTGAAAGCGTTAACTCTGGCGAGTCAGACAGCTTGGGGTGTAAATCAGTTTGTACTAGAAACTCTTGAATACTGTTGGGAGGAACGAATAGAGGTTGGTTCATTGATAGATAGGGAGCTTGCAGAACTGCCAACAAAACCACTCGATATAGATACCAATAAGGAAGCACGAAAAGAGTGGAGATACTTAGCTTCTTTAATCCATGATATGAACGCACAGAATATGGTCAAGCGTTATCAGATACTATCTATGATTGATACAGCAAAAAGATATTGTGACGAAAAATTTTATCACGTTTATCAATTTGATTTTACTGGTCGAATGTATCCACTTACTGCACACTTCCACCCACAAGGTAATGACATAGCAAGAGGGCTGCATAGATTCCATGAAGGTGCAGAGATAAAGACTAAGCAAGACTTGAATTGGTTAGCCATAGCAGGTGCTAACCATTGGGGTCTTAATAAACATACCTATGAGGAACGACTTGAGTGGGCTTACATAGAAGGAACTGATCTAGCAGAAGAAGTTTATAAAGACCCTATTGGTAATGTTGGTATATGGGGTAAAGCTAAAGAGCCTTTCCAGTTTCTTGCTTGGTGTAAGGAGTGGTGCGAGTTTCAATGCGAAGGGTATGGGTATATCTCTCATCATGTTTGCTGCCTTGATGGTACAAACAATGGCTATCAACACATTGCTGGTCTTATATCTAATCAACATCTAGCTAACAAAGTTAACCTACAAAATGTAAAACAACCACAGGATTTATATAAACAAATCCTTGATGTTCTGTTGATGCTACTGAAGTATGACAAGACAGAGCAAGCTGCAATCTGGTACGCACAAAAAGATAAGTTGACAAGAAAGTTTATTAAGAAACCTGTGCTTATGATTCCATATAACTCAACAACATTCGGCATAGCAAACTATATAGAAAAATATTTTGTAAACGAAAATGTTTTTATCGCAAAAAATTTTAAGAATAATTTTTATCTGGCAACCATGATTGAACAGGCAGTTAAGTATGTAACCCCAGAGAGCTATGAGGTGTTGAAGTACTTGCAGACTACAGCCTTATGTTTCAACAAAGAGAATAAACCTATCTCTTGGCATACACCATCAGGGTTTCTTGTACAACAAAACTACTACAAGAATGATGTCAAAAGAGTAAAGACTAAACTAAGTAACTCAAGTGTTAGGCTTAGTCTTGCTGAACCTGATACTACTAAGGTGGATAAACGTAGACAGGCACAGGGTTTTCCTAGTAATTATATACATAGTCTTGATGCTGCACATTGCCACATGAGTTTAGTTGAAGCAAGCAAGCATGGACTAAAAAACTTTTGTGTCATACATGATTGTTATGGAAGTCCAGCTAGTGACCTTCAAAGGTTTATCGAATGTGTAAAGCAAAGTTTCTTTAACATTTATAGTGACAACAATTTGGACAATCTATACCACCAAACAACACAACAACTAAGTGATACAAGTAAGTTACCAGCAGCACTAGATATGGGAGACTATGATATTACAGATGTGTTGACAGCACCATATATATTTACATAGCAAGAGATCAAGGTATAGTTAGGGAACGTCTTTTATAGACGCAATAAAACGAAAACCAAACCAAGGTATCAAACATGGAAGATCTCAAGCCTGAGACTATTAAGATAGTCACACCAAATCCTACTAACTTTAGGTATTCATATCTTGTAACCCCTGACGAGTACAAGGGTGTCAAGAAATACAAAGCAGAGTGTCTTATTAAAAAAGGCATTGTGATAAAAGATGAAATGGGTAGAGAAGTTGATGCAGCAGAACATATCTTGGAGCAGCTTGAAGGCTTGCTCGATAGATGGAAAGCAGCGTTAAAAGAATACTATCCAGATAGAAAATTTACCCTTACAAAAAACAAACATGGTGAACCAAGCTTACCTTGGACAACAGAAGATGAATACTTAATCATCAAGACCAGTAAGAAAGCTGGTGGGGTAAAACAAAATGGTGATTTATGGACAAATCCACCTGTTACTTTCTGGGCTAACGAAGACCCACTACGTCTTATGACAGACGAAGAAAAGAAGCAGTACGAAAAGATTAGTCCTATGACAGAAGGCCAGATGTCTATGAAGTGTAGTGGCTATGACGCAGGTGCTAATGGTGTCGGTATTAGATGCCAACCTTTACAAGTCATAGTAAGAAAGCACGTTGAGTGGACAGGCAGCCCAGACTTTGAAGCAGCACCACCAAGTAGTTATGAAGAAAAAAGTACTGTGTCAACAGCAGCCGACTTCTAAATACAAGAGTAAATTTGAAAGTCAATTTGCTGACAACTTAACCAAAAAGAAAATTATCTTTACCTATGAAACTCTCAGCATTGACTATGAAATCACTTGCACCTATCGCCCTGACTTTATCCTCAACAATTTTATTGTTGAAACGAAGGGCTACTTCTCGAAAGAAGATAGACGCAAACATCTTGCGATTAAGGAGAAACGACCCGACCTAGATATAAGGTTCTGTTTTCAAAATAGCAGAACCAAACTATCCAAAGCCAAGAACTCTATCTCTTACGCCAAGTGGTGTGAGAGACATGGGTTCCAATACTGCGACAAATTTATTCCAGATGATTGGTATGAAAAGCCAATACAAAAACAAAATAGTTTGCCCTGAGTGTGGCAAAAAAAACTGTGCTGTCTTTGATGATGGACACCACCATTGCTTCACAATGGATTGCGGATATACCTATTACCCAAACAAAAAAGAAAAGCAAGTGACCAGTAAGATCATTCCTATATACAAACCAAACCCACAGTTACTTAAGGTAACACCGATTGCTTTACCTAAACGTGGAATCACTAAGGAGACTTCAGAACTATTTGGTTATGGTATGTCTGAGTACAGAAGACAGCCAGTACAAGTAGCTACATATAAAGATCAGAAAGGTAATGATGTTGCACAGCACATACGCTTTCAGGATAAGAAGTTTATATGGATAGGAGATATGTCAAAGGTACAGCTATGGGGTCAGCATCTATGGAGACAGCATGGAGGTAATGGTTCTGTCTTTTTAACTGTATGTGAAGGAGAAATAGATTGCATGAGTGCTAGTCAGATACAAGGTAATAAATTTCCTTGTGTATCTATACCATCAGGAGTGCAATCAGCAGCCAAGTACTTAGCAGCTAACTATAAATGGCTTGATAGTTTTTGTCGTATCGTTATCTGCTTCGACAATGATGAAGCTGGTAATAAAGCAGCAGAGAAATGTATGGAGGTATTACCAAGAGGTAAGGCAGCTATAGCCAGACTAGATCGTAATGATGTAAACGATCATCTTGTATTAGGAGAAGGTGAGCTAGTTAAAGATAGGCTATGGAAAGCTAGACCAGTTAGACCTGACTCTCTTATCAATGCAGCAGACGCTTGGGATTTATTTACCAAAGAAACAAGTAAACCTGTATCAGACTTTCCATTTCCAAAGCTAAACGAATACACAAGAGGTTTGTTTCCTAGTCAAATATTTACAGTAGCTTCTGCAAGTGGGGCAGGTAAGTCCACGATATGCAGGGAGCTATGCCATCACTTTCTTAAGAGAAATATCAAGGTTGGTTACATTGGGTTGGAAGAATCAGTACAAAGAACTCTTCAAGGTCTTGTAGGTATTGACTTGAACATTCCTTTGCACTTAAATGAAGATGGCATAACTAAAGATGATCTGCGGATTGCGTTTGATAACCTCACATCAACACGCAATCTTTTTTTATACAACCACTTTGGTAGTCTTGAGCCTGATGTATTGCTTGAACAGATAAGATACTTAGCTACTGTTGATGGAGTAAAGGTAGTCATACTAGATCA